TAGCCGCTTTTTTTATGGAGTTTTGACATGGCAAAATTAGACCGATTGGTTAATTTGAACATTTCGCTGAACACGACGGCAATTGCTACCGAAAGTTTTAGCGATATGATGATTGTAGGCACGCATGCTGCTAGCACGGCACGCATGATGGCGATTACTTCGGCGGGCGAGTTGCTGGATATGGGCTTATCGGCAAGCGACCCGATTTACAAGGCAGCATTGGCGGCATTTTCGCAAACGCCTACGCTGGCGAAAGTGTATATCGGGCGACGTGCAGCGAAAAAAATCACGCTCACAGGCGAGCAGATTGCCGCCAAAATCACGCTGCCCAGCGGCGAAGTGTTGGATATTGATGGCACGGCGGCGCAAGGCGCGGCAGCTTTGCCTGCATCGCTGAAAGCCAGCGCAAGTGGCGACACGCTGACCCTTGCCGAAGCGGCGGATATTGCCGTGAAGCCCATCAAAGGCACAATGGCATTGAGTGCAACAGAAAGCTACACCGATGCGCTGAACGAAATCATCAAGGCGGGCGGTTCGTGGTACGGATTGGTGCTGGCTGACCGCACGGAAAGCGTGGTGTTGGAAGTAGCCGCGTGGGCAGAAGCCAATGTTAAGCTGTTTGGTACAGCAACCGATGATGTGAAAGTGTTGAATGGCGCAGTACGCACCGACATTGCTGCCAAGCTGATGGATAAGCAATATTTCCGCACGTTTGTGGTGTTTGACCGCGAAGCGGCAACGGAATTTAACGAAGCGGCGTTGATGGCGAAGTGTTTTACTTTTTACCCAGGTGGCGAGACATGGGCGAACAAACGCCTTGCAGGTATTACGGCCGACCGCTTGGCGGAAGGCGAATACATCGCCGCCAGTGGCAAAAACTGCACCACGTTTGAGATGTTTAAGTCGTTTGCACTGACGCAAGGCGGCAAGACGGCGGCGGGCGAGTGGATTGACGTGATTCGTTTCCGCGATTGGTTGCACAACGAGATGCAGGCAGATGTGGCGTTTGCGCTGATTAACGGCGACGGCAAAATCCCCTACACCGATGAGGGCATCACAATTCTTGCCAATGCCATGCAAAAATCGTTACAACTGGGCGTGCGCCGTGGTGGCATCGCGCCCGAAGAGTTGGATGAAAACGATAAAGTGATTCCCAGCTACATCATTAAAAAACCGAAAACTGCGCAAATTTCACCCAACAACAAAGCCAGTCGGGTGTTGAACGATTTGGGCGGCTCGGCGCGTTTGGCGGGAGCGATTCATGTGGTGAACATTAAATTTAGCTTAGGCTATGAATGAAAGGATAAACGATGAGCGCAGTAAAAACTTATTCGCCCGACCGTGTGAAATTGGTGGTGGGGGTGCATTCGGTAACAGGTTATGCAGATGGCACGTTTGTGAGCATTGAACCGCTGGGCGATGGTATTACCTCGCAGGCAGGCGCAGACGGCGAAGTAGCGCGCGTGATGAGCGCGGATAAGCGTGTGAAAATCACGCTGACTTTGCAACAAACCAGCCGCAGCAATGATGTGTTGAACACGCTGCTGTCTATTGACCATTTGAGCGGCGGCGATAAGCCGTTTCCGCTGATGCTGACGGATTTGCGCGGCACAACGTTGGTTGCCACCGATGCGGCTTGGATTGTGAACCGCCCCACGGTGGAATTTGGCAAGGAATTGGGCAACCGTGAATGGGTGATTGAAACGGCACGCGCTGCCTTTACTGTGGGAGGGAATAACTGATGAGCCAAACGGTTGAAATTAAAGTGGGCGCTACCACATTTTTTATTACCAAGCTGAATGCTTTTGAAGCCTTGCCTGTATTTGGCGATTTGCAAAAGGAATTGCTGCCTGCGCTGGGCGCGTTGCTCGGCAGCCTGAAAGACGGCAAGCAAGATGGCAGCCTGAAAGATGTAGACAACGCAGATTTGGAAAAGGCGGTGGAAAAGCTGTCGGCGCAGCTTGATGGCAAAGCGCTGGAACGCTGGGCAACGCGCTTGCTGGACAGTGGGCATATTGCCTATGAGGACGAAAACGGCGAAGCGGTACGCTTTAAGTTGGCGCGAGATGGGCATATTTTTCAGGATTTTGCCGAAGTGTTGCAGCTTTTGGTGGTGGTGATTAAAGAGAATTTTGCTGCCCCTTTGACGCGCTGGCTAAACCTTTCTGGACTGGCGGGTTTAGCCGAAAAAACGAAAGCGTAGGGCAGTTTCGCGCCGATTTGGAAGCGGAATTTTTGATTTGGCGACCTGTGTTGGCGCGAAAAATCAGCCTTGCCGAAGTGAAAGACGGCACAGCTGATTTGGTGGACTTGCTGAAAATCAATGCGATTTTGGATATGCAGGATGAGGCACAGGCGCGGGAGGCGGAGCGATGGAAGTGATTTATTCCGTTGCCGCCAACAAGCGCAACGCTGCTTTGAACACGGCGGTTTGCGATTCGCCGCGCTCGGTTGCCAAGCGTTCCAACAGCGCAACGGTTTCGGGGTCTAGAGCAAAGGTTTTTGAACGAATGCCGTTTTTTTCGTGGTATTTTCGGGTGCGCTCGGCTTGTGATTGCGCCATGATAAAACTCCTTGATTTTGGTAGGGAGATTTTGTATAGTAGTAGGAAGCAGGAGGAGCGGTAACTCCCCCTGTCTGGTACTACGTTACCAAGCTGATTGCGACATCAGCAAGAATAACACCAGAAAAATTACTTTGATGACGGTACTCATCGGGTAATCCTTCCTGTGTAACACCCCCGAATTGTCAGGTTTGGGGGTTTTTCCTTTGTTGTTCTTCACAACAGGACAATTGTAGTAAATACTACGGAATAAGTCAATTTTCTTGTGTTTAATTCATTGAAATATAAATTATTTTAGGAAAATTATCATGGCGAAATTAAAAGTAATGGCAGGAGATTTTACCCAGAGTGGTTTTCACGAAGTGATGTTCGGGCAATTTAAAATGCTGCGACCGCAACCTAAAATTGATGGTTGGTTATCGGGTCTTTTAAGTTGGCTGGATGATGTTGAGTATGAATTTATCCCTTTTTCCGAAATCGCAGAGATGGAAAAAGCAACAGAAGAATCCATTACGCGGCTTGGCGGGGTAGTTGGTTGGGGATTGGCGGGGTCGTTGGCTTTTGGTGGTGCCGGTATGTTGGCGGGATTGCTGCGCGGCGGGAAAGCTACGGAAGTTGTGTTTGTGTGTACATTGGTTGACGGGCGTAAAATGATTGCTAAAACCGATAGTAAAACCTATGAAAAAATCTTGGTAAAGTATTTGGAAAATATCCATTTGCCACAGGACTTAGCAATACGCCGGCAACAATGCGAGGAGCGTAAACAGAAAAATCCTGCTAAAACTGTGGCGCAAATCAAAAAAACCAGATTGATAAAAGTAGGCAGGGCGGTTTTGTTTTCATTAATCGTTGGTGCGCTATTGTATTGGGCTGGCAATGCCAAGCCTCGTGGAAACGATACTCAAAGAAATGCTGTGAAACAGCAGTTGTCAGAATAAATTTTGAATAATGTTTTGAGCCGTCCTTTTGGGCGGTTTTTTTATGCCTGAAAGGTTTGCCATGATTGCAAAGGAATTGGTTACGCTGCTGCGTTTTCGGATGGAAAAGGCGGGTTTGAACCAGTTTTTGAACGGTTTGAACCAAGCGCGGACGCGGGCGCAGGCGGCGGCGAATGATATTCGGCGCAGTTTTGCGGCTATGCGTTTGCAGCAGCGCAATAGCGGGGCGATTTATAACCGCTCGCTGGATAGGCTGGGCATCCGCTCGGATAAGCAGATTTACGCGGAAATCCGCAGGGCAGAACTGGCTTATACGGCGTTTCGGCGTACGGGCATGGCAACCCATGCGGAGCTTGACCGTGCTTGGGCGAGAACACGCGAACGCATCAGAGAGTTGCGTGGCGAGTTGCGCAGCAGCGGTAGTTCGTTGGGTAAATGGCTAGGCGCGGCAGCGGTAGCCCAAACGGCTATGTCGTTTGCCAGCACTTCCGACCAAATCAGCGGGGCGGTGGCGCAGGCTTCGCTTTACGCGGATAAGGGCAACGAAAACGCGGTGATTGCGCAGATTTTTAAAAACGCGCAGGCGACGGGTACGGACTGGCAGGCGGGCGTGGATATGTATGGCTCGGTGGCACGCAGCAAAAAGGCTTTGGGCTTGGATGATGCGGCGGCGGTGCAGTTGTCGGGTTTGGTGTCTAAGGCGGTGGCGACAACCAGCAAGGGCGCGGGGCAAGATTCGGCGGCGATTTTGCAGTTTTCGCAGGCTTTGGCTTCGGGTGTGCTGCGCGGCGACGAATTGAATTCTATTTTGGAAAATTCGGGCGGCTTGGCGATGGCGATTGCGGACGCTTTCGGCGTGGGCGTGGGCGAGTTGCGCGATATGGGCAAGGCGGGCAAGTTGTCGTCAAAAGAGATGGCGGAGGGCTTGCTGAAACAGGTGGACAAGATTAACGACAAATTCGCCAAGATGCCGAAAACGTTCGGCAGCGGGATGACGAAAATCCGCAATGCTTGGGCGCGCTGGGTGTTTGAAATCAATAGAAGCACGGGGGCGGGCGAGAAGTTTTACCGGGTGTGCAGCCTGATTGCGGACAATATCGGGCAGATTGCGAAAGCGGCGGCGTTTTTGGGCGCGGCGTATGGCATTTACCGTTTGAATAATGCTTTGGCAATGACGGTTGGCAACGCAGGCAGCCTGAATACGTTGTTGTTTGCCATTAAGGAAAGCGCCAAGCTGTCGCTGCTGCCATTTTTGAAAATCGCGGCGGTGCTGTATGGCATCTACTTGATTGTGGACGATATTATCGTGTGGCTGAACGGTGGGCAGTCGGTGTTGGGGGAACTGATTGGCTCATCGGCAGAATGGCAAACGCAGATTGATTGGGTGAAAGAAAAGCTAGGCTGGGTTTGGGAAAAACTGGGGGAGATTAAGGATGTTTTGGGCGGTGCGGGGCAAACGACTGGTAAATGGCTGATGAAAATAGCGGCGTTGGTGTCGGTGGGCATGGTGGTGTTTAAGGTGCTTATGCTGCTCTTTGGGGCAACAAAAGTTGTTGCGCTGGGTATTCGTTTGATTACGGCGGCAATGGCGGCTAATCCAATTTTGCTGGCGATTATGGCGGTGATTGCAGCTATTTGGCTGCTGTATAACAACTGGGACACGGTAGTGGCGTATTTGCTGGCGGCGTGGGATTGGGTGAAAGCCAAAGCATCGGCGGCATGGCAGGCGATTACGGCTTGGGCGCTGGCTACTTGGGAGCGGATAAAAGCGGCTTGCTTGGCGGCGTGGAATGCGGTTTGGCAATCTGCGGTGCAAATGTGGGACAACATTACGCAAAAGGCAATTAGTGCTTGGCAGGCGATTAGCAGCAGCGCGAGCAGTATTTGGGGTGGCATCATCAACACGGTAAACGGTCTTTGGGATACGGCGATTGGGTATTTTAAAGATAAGTGGGCAGCGGCGGTGGCGGCGGTGCGCGGTTGGTTTGATTGGATACCGGGCTTGGGCGGCGGCAGCATCAATGTGAACCATACGGTGAGCGCGGCGGCGATGACGGGCGCGGGGGTTGGCGTGCGCACGGGCGGCGTGGTGAATAATCATGTTACGCAGAACATTACGGCAAACGGCGTGCAAAATCCTGCGCGGTCGGCGGTGAATATGGCGCGTGGGTCGTATGTGTTGAAAGGGGCTTCATAATGGATTTTCAGGCTGCCTATGATGGCGTGAAAAATGCGGCGGGCAAGGTAAACAAGCTGGTGAACATGGTGTTTGGCATCGGCGGAACAACGGTGGGCGCGTTGCAGTTGGACGCGCTGATTGAAGAAACGACGGAACTTGCGGCAAATGTTACCCAGTATGCGGTGGAAGAAGGCGCGCCGATTGCCGACCATATCGGCGTGGGATCCGCGCCGCCGTGGTTGTGGGGGGCGGGGCGAGG